ATCACCGTCCTTATATCCAGCACCTCTTGCTTCTGCCTCATTCCTATATGAAGGAGTAAATGATGTAAACTCATTAAAATCTTCTGGCTGACCACCAGAACTAACAAGATCAGAAAGTCTTTTGACTTTGAATCCGTAAGCAGATGCGCTTGACACAATTTTTCTTGCCATCGCTCCCTTTAGGGCAAGCAATTTTTCTTTTGCGTATGGAGTATATGGATTTGCAACAATTTCATTCATTAGGGCAACATCTTGATCCGACATTGCTCCAGGTCCAGCAATAAGCAGTCTCAACTGCCCTCGCAATCCTCCACGAATAGCTTGTGCTTTTGCATAATTTGCAATACTTGGATTATTGCTGAGATTTATTAAATCATCAATATTTTGAGTTGCAGACGAAAAATCAACTATTGATTTTCTCATCTCATTTGTTGCCTGCTCATCTTTTCCAAATCCATCAAGCCCAGGAATTGTGCGAGATGATTCTAGGTCTTTCTTTAATTGTTGTTTCTGAATCGGCTCAAACATTGAGTACGCTACACGAAGCGCATTTGCTTCTTCTGGTGATTGCGCGCTTGCAACTCTTTGATTATATCCTTGAATCAATTTTGCTGTATCTTCAAACCTTCTTTTAATCGTAGATGTTTCGCCAGCAGCCGCAGTTCCGCCAGTAGGCAATGGCACTGTTCCGGTAAGTGTCTCAAGATCCTTTCTCATGGCCTCCCGCTGTGCCAAGGCTGCTGCTCGATCAAGACTCATCTGATCTTCGGCTGTCAAAATTCTGTTTGTTTCGCTTATTGCTGCTTGTTCTGGCATTACTGGGCCAGCTACTTGAGGCTGTAACGGTGTGGCTGCTGCTACCACATTTTGTTTTCTTTTAGAAAGATCGGACAACAATTCATCTTGTAATTGTAAATTTCTTTCAGATTCTTCAAGACCTCTTCCTAGTGTGCCAGCAACTTCAGCAGAGTAGCCTGGTTTGTTTCTTTTGCCTTCTTCCTGCATTTTTTCAACTTCAAGGCGAAGTTTCTGCATTTTGAGTGCATCTTCTTCTGCGGCCAAAGCTTTGCTTGCGCGATATGCCCTGATGCTATCCATCTGCCAGGGCATAGGAATAAGAGGATCTTGAGGGTCTAGTCCTAAAGCATTAACTGCCATAAATTACCCAATCTTTGAATCCATCCACTTGCGGATGATTGCTTTTATCTTTGGCTTGTTGCGGATTGATTCTGCAATTCTTTCTCCGTACTCAATATAGAAGTTCCTCAAATTGTCAGATGCTTTCGTCAGCATCCACTCCCTAAATTGCAACCATTTAGGATTGTCTATTCCGTATACCTCACGGGCTACCCAGCATAATACACCCATTGAAGCAAATCCTCCAGCAGCACCAGCAAGATCCTTAACTCCACCAGCAAGCGTGGCAAAATTCTGGAAGCCATTCGGCTGTCTAGAAATTGCACCAATCTGCGCACCGTATGTGCTTGCTCCGTAATCAGCCTGCGAGCGATAAAGCTGATTAAACGCATTGGTAAGGCTAACTGGTATACTCTGATCCACCGCTTGATAGAATGGCTGTGCCGTACTAGGAGCCTGACCAAACTGACCAGGCAATGCTTGGTTGGCTTGGATGTAGTTCTGGAACGCCGACTGCTGTGCGCCAGTGCGTGCTTGGCCGAGGTTATACAGCGAAGGTCCGCCACCAATAAAGTTTGCGGCGGCTCCAAGCCTATTTTGTTGCAAGCCTTCACGCAATGCCAAATCCCTCGCCATTGCCGCTCCGGTTGTCTCGCCAGAACCAAGGAACTGTTGCGCCGCCCCGTAACGCGCAAGCTTGCGTTGTTCACCGGCGGCACCAATCTGTGCTGCTTCCTGTACTGCCGGTCCAAGACCGAATATGTTGCCACGGGCAGTCTGTGCGCCACGGATGGCCTGTTCGTATCCACGCCTTTCCTCGGCTCCCAAGGTCGAGCCAAGGCGAAGCTGATTCAGTGCTTCCTGTTCAATGGTGTTGCGAAGGTCTTCTGTCTGCTGGGTGGTGGTTGCGCCAAGAGGTTGGGTTGCCATCTGGCGATATTGACGGCCAAGACCAACCGCAGTCCTGTAGGATTCTGGATCAATCTGGCGCAACTGCTGGGTTGCACGCTCTTCTGGCAATTGGAGGTATTCGCGGAAAGAAGTGATCTGGCTGGCGGCTTCAGGTGATCCTATGGAAACAGGTTTAAAATCCTTGATCTGTTTTGTCGCATCCGTAACTGCGCTTTGTACGCTGGTTAAGTCGGACTTTAACTGGTTGACATAAACCTGGCTGGATTCACGGCGAGCATCACCTGAAGGAAGTTGGTCAAGCAAGGTCTGCGCTGCATTAAGGCGTTCTTGAATACCCGTGATCTGGGCGTTGCCACGATCAACCACTGAGTTAAGACTGCCAAGCTTGCTGGTATTGTAATCGTTTAAGATTTGGGCATCTGATACTTGGTAGTTTAATTTATTGGCAAGATCGGATGCTCCGAAGTTGCCAGATGATCCCAATGCCATGACTGCTGGTGATTGTGCCATATTGGGTTGAGCTAGGGTTTGGTTAGGCTGACCCGTTCCGGCCAGTGCTGCAATTTGTTGGGCAAGAGTGTTTCTGGCATTTTCTTGACTTGTGATATCTGCAAGTTTTTTATCGTAATTTTTCTGCATTTCAGCAATGGATGCTTGCGTTCTGGCATCCTGCTGTTGTTGAATTATTGACCGCGAAGCCTCATTGGCTGCACCATAATTTTTATATTGAGCATTATTCCATCTTCCAGTCCTATAGGAATCATGCGCACCTATGGTAGCAGGATCAAGCGTCTCTATTGATCCATCCGGACCAACATTATATCTTATTTCGTTGCTATATATCACAACTTAACCCTGTAGCGGAGGATTGGAGATGTTGGTACCAATCGTTCCATAAATGTCCTGCGGAGGCATGGCGCGAGGAGCGAAAGCAACATTAGGTTCAACCGCACCATAAGGAGAAGTTCCGTAAAGACGCGCAAACTGCTGGGTCATCTGCTGGCCTAACCCGCGATTTAAGGCATACGCTTGGGGGCTTTGCTCGTAGGATCGGCGCAATCCTTCTAGGGTGCGTTGCGGTCCGTATTGACGTTCCATTTGCAAGCTGGACAAAGCAGCCGCCTGTTGGTCAAGGGCTGAAAGCTGGCGTTCCAAGGAACGCTGTTGGGGCATGTACTGGATGCGAAGCTTGTTCTCCAAGGCAGCCATTTCCGGTGCCTTCTGTATATAAGTCTCTACGTTCTTTTTGTACGCCTCTGCATTGGCCTGCGCCACCGCATTGGGATCGGGAGGAGGAGGAGGTGCTGGGATGGAAGGTCCGCCGCCCATATTAAGCCATAGCCTTTCGCATAAACTTCATATAATCGTATTGTTTCCTAACTCCGTTGCGGTTAAAGATTAGGCTCCTGCGGGGGCCAAATTCATCCCAAAGGATTGACAGCAGGCGTTTCATAGCCAAGAGGCTATTGGCATTAGGTTTACCATCAATACATGTCACAGTCAAGTCCACAAAGGCATCTGGCGAATTGTAGTCATGTTTATAATGCTCAATGTTTTGCGTTGAATCCAATGCCCTAGCAACAGCTACGCCAACAATCTCTTCGCCATCCTTAACTACGCCAACAAGATTATTGCGCTCATACCATGAAAACCAATCCCTAAAGTTAGGCCATCTAGTTTCAGGTACACCGGATGCCTCCACATATTCAATAGCTGTCATAGGCTCTTTTGTACCTCAATAGTGTCAGGATTGGCAGCAGCCGTGATCTGGCGGATAGCCATCTTATTTGCTGCGCTTGTGATCTTTATGTTAAGCAACCTCCACTTCTCGTATGTCCGAAGGTCGCTGGCAAGCCTTTTCTTGACTGATGTTGGAAGGACGGCTGGAAGGGTAAATGGCAATGTCAAAGCCGCGCTGGATATGTTTAAGTTTGGCTGGACATCAATATCCCCAACATCAATATCACGCTGGATTGAGATGGACGCATCGGTTGAATAGGAATCGTCAAAGATAACCTCAAAGTGACTGCCATACTTGGCCGAGAAAGGATCGCCAAAGTTAAAGTCCTTTGTGCGGACATAGGACTCGTAATTCACGCCTGCATCCTGGTAGTCTGCGGTTGTTACTTGTGCCGGTGTTTTGTATCCGCTGTACTTGTTGATCTGACCAGTGGTTGTTTTCAGCATCAACCTTACGCCTTCATCTTGGAAATTGGTCAGCGCAAACTGCATGACATTCGGAGTCCAAGTTCCCTCAAAAGCCTGTAGTACGGCATTGTAAACAAGGATTGTGTCATTAACGTCATTAGACTCGCTTGGAAAGGCAAGCAGATACCTGTTGTCGTAGAAATGTGCTGTGCATACACCAATCTTGGCGGTGTTGATGGATTGTATGACATCCTTAACAACCTCTGAAATAGGCAATCCAACCGAGGTAAAATCGTCAGCCGCAGACCGGATCAGCGACCTAATGCCATCATCGGAAAGAAAGAAGATGTCGGAGTTGACCTGCACAGCCGTAGCCTCGGCCACGCATCCAATGTTGTTAGAAATAAGCTCAATCGTCCAATCCGCAGCCGTGGTCATGTCCGGAGGTATTGTCACTTGGAATATTCGCCGCTTCTTGAAGACGATGATTCGGTTCTGGTAGTAGGCAACAATAGCCACAATCTCATCGCCATCATCACCGTTGATGACTGAACTATTGGCCGAGTCCCACACCGAAGCATCTAGGATGTCTGATGCGTAAAGCGTGTTTCTTTGCGATCCAGATCCAACTCCAAACAACCGGTTCCCAGTATTGATTAAAAGCCTAAGATTGCTTGGAGGTGGGCTTACGGTTGCCGTGGCGGTTGCACCAGAGCCATCTCCAATGATTGTTACAGTTGGCGCGGAGCTATACCCAGATCCTCCATCGACAACGGTTACTCCGGTTACTGCACCACCTGCAACGGTGGTTATTAACTGAGGATATGTGCCACCCCACTGCGGTCCTGTGACAATAGCTG